AGCTATCCACCCCAGCCACGCCACTCACGCCTGCTCGATCAATGTGACTCTGCCTTGCCCGTGCCTGCGCCTAAGCGTAGGAAGGCTACGCCCCTTAGTCAGTGAGGTGCTGGCCATCTGCATCCTGCGGCACAGCGATCCGCTGCGTGCAGGCTGCCTGGCCGGGAGTGTCGGGTGGCGGGGCGCGGCGGGCGCGGGGGACCCTGACGGGCTTGGGTAACGTGCGGGGCCGAAGAGGCGCGGTCTTCGAGAGTTTTTCGTATTTCCAATCTTGAATCAGTGAGGATGGCCAGCCTCTGTTGGCCTCGGCAGGGCGGCATTGGCCCTCAATCCACCGGCATAACCCCGAAAGCCATTACATAACTCCGAAATCCGCCCGCAGGCACCAAGACACCCCATAACCGCAGCATTGGCGGCATGGACCGAAATCAAGTTGCCGCATCGGCGCCGCCCGGGCTCTACAGGATCGCCGCGGCGGCTGCTTTGGTTGGCATTTCAGCTGACCTGCTGGAGTCCGCCATCAAGCGCGGCGAGGCGCCGCTCACACTGTTGCGGCTAGGAAGTCGCGGAATGCTGTTCGTGCGGGCGGCTGAACTTCATGCCTGGCTTCAGGGGGCGGCGGCCGTCAATTCCATTGCGCCGGCCGCAGACCAACCCGCTCATGAGGACGGCCCGGCATGAGCGAGCCCGTCGAGACATCCAGAGGCGGGAACGGGCACGGCGGGGCCCGGCCCGGCGCCGGACGGAAGCCCAAGGACTACGTGAAGCCTGAGGCAATCGAGGCCTTCGACGAGGCGCGGGCGCGCAACGAGTCAGCAAAGGCTGACCTGAACGAGCTGGAGTTCAAGATCAAGAGCGGCGAGTACGTCTCCCGCGCGGCGGTCATCCAGGCTACCGCGACGGCTTACGCCGCCATCGCGCAGACCCTGCGCTCCCTGCCCGATCACCTCGAGCGCCGCGTTGCCCTGGCACCCGAGGTAGCGGAAGAGGTCGGCCGCCAGATCGATGAAGCGCTTGGCGAGTTGGCAGCAGTCTTTGAGCGGATGGAGGTCAACGATGCTTGAGGATTCTGAGCATTACGACATGGCGCTGGCGGATGTCATCAGTCCATATGCCGCCTTTCGTCCGCCGAAGCGGATGACGGTCGCCGAGGGAGCAGCTCAGAACCTGATCATCAAGCAGACCGGCGGGCCGGCCATGTCATGGTCGCCCGACGAGACGCCCTACATGGTTGAGCCGATGAATATGCTCGCCAGCCGGCGCCACGAGGCGGTGGCGTTCGTCGGCCCGGCGCGAACCGGCAAGACCGCCGCGATGCTGCTGGGCTGGATGGCGCACGCCGTCGTCAACGACCCGGGCGACATGCTGTTCGTGCAGATGTCGCAGGACAAGGCCCGTGAGTTCAGCAAGACGGACATCGACCGCGCACTCCGGCACTCCCCAAACCTGGAGAAGATGAAGAGCAGGTCGAGCCAGGACGATACCGTGCATGACAAACAGTTCAAGCATGGCATGTGGCTGAAGATCGGCTGGCCGACTGTCTCCAACCTATCGGGCTCGACCTATCGCTACGTCGCCTTCACCGACTTGGACCGGATGCCGGACGACATTGGAGGCGAGGGCGCACCGTTCCCACTCGGGCTCAAGCGCACGACCACGTTCATGTCGCGCGGCATGGCTCTGGCCGAGTCGTCTCCTGGCCGCGACCTGACGGATCCCAACTGGCGGCCGGTCACGCCGCACGAGGCGCCCCCAACGAACGGCATTCTCGGCCTGTACAACGGCAGTGACCGGCGCCGTTGGTACTGGAAGTGCCTTGACTGCCGCGACTGGTTCGAGGCGGAACCCGGGCTCGGCCTTTTCAACCTCCCGCCCGAGGATCAACTGGGTCAGATGGCCCGCGAGGGCGACATCAATGCGCTCGCCGACAGCTACAACTTCATCGTTTGCCCGCATTGCGGCTCGATGCACCTGCCGAAGCGGAAGCCCGAACTCAATCGCAACGGCATCTGGCTCCCCGAGGGCGCCCAGATCACTGCCGACGACGAGACCGTCGGCGAAGCAGTTGCCTCGCCCGTTGCCGGCTACTGGCTTGGCGGCGTGGCCGCGGCGTTCCAGTCGTGGAAGTCGCTGCTGCTGCGCTACCTACAGGCGCTCCGGCAGTACGAGCTCAGTGGGGACGAGGAACCGCTGAAGAACACGACGAACGTCGACCAGGGCATGCCGTACATGAGCCGGCACCTGGCGAACGCCGCCGCGGACACGAACGACCCGGAGAGCCGGAAGGATGGGACGCTTGAGCGGTATGTCGTCCCCGACGAGACGCGCTGCCTCATCGCCGCCGTGGACGTGCAGGGCGGCACCAACGCCCGCTTTGTCGTGCAGGTGCACGCGATCGGGCCGCACCTCGAGCAGTGGCCCGTGGACCGCTACAACATCACCGAGTCGGCGCGCGAAGGGATGGGGGGCCTGGCGCCGATTGACCCCGCCTCGTACGCCGAAGACTGGGATTTGCTTACCGAGCGGATCGTGCGCGCGACTTACCGTACCTCCGTCGAGGGGAAGGAGCTGCGCGTCAAACTGACCGTCGTGGACTCGGGCGGCGAGGATGGCGTCACCGACAAGGCATACGACTGGTATCGGCGAATGCGCCGGCAGGGGTATGCCCAACGGATCATACTGGTCAAGGGAGCATCGTCGCGCACGGCGCCGATGATCCGCGAGTCGATGGTCGGCGGCAAGAACGGGAAAGAGGGCGACGTGCCGCTCTACAACCTGAACCCAAACCTGCTGAAAGATGCGGTATGGACCGGACTCAAGCGTCAGTCGCCCGGGCCTGGCTACATTCACCTGCCGAAGTGGCTGGCGCAGGCGTTCTTCGACGAGCTGCTCCGGTCCGAGGTGCGTATGCCGAACGGCACCTGGTCGCAGGTGCGCAAGCGCAATGAAGCGCTGGACCTCGCGGCGTACATCCGCGCCGGCTGCCTGCGCCTGGGGCTCGACAAGTTGAAATGGGGTGAGATGCACCTGACCCCCACCTGGGCACGCCCCCTGGCCGAGAACAGCGAACTCATCACGACCGAGGATCGGCGCGACATGAAGGCGAACGAACCCGTGCCTCCCGCACCGGCCGGCACGTCACAGACGACCCCGCAGCTAGCCCGGCGCCGCATTGCTCGGTCCCCGTACCTGGGTTGAGGCGAAATCTGGCCGCAGGCGGGGCTGCGGACCCCACAGCACAATCGGCGTGCTTCTATCCACAGGTGCACGCCGCATGCCAGTCACTCAAACGGACATCGATGCGCTGAACACCGCCATCGCCTCGGGCGAACGGCGGGTCACGCTCGGCAGCCAGAGCATCACCTACTACAGCATCGCCGAGATGATTCAGGCGCGCAACGACCTGATGCAGCAAAAGGCAATTGCTGACGCCAAGGCGAGCGGGACGCCGCAGCGGCGCCGCACCTTGCTTTACCAGAGTGGTCGGGGGTACGACAATTGAGCCGACGCAAGAAGAAAGCCCCGCAGGCAAAGTCGGCACAGTCCATCGTCGCGCGCTACGACGCGGGTGGCAGCGGCCGGCGCATGCGCGGATGGAATGCCCCCAACGCCGGTCCGAACCGGGCGCTGCTGTCCGCCACGAAGGTGCGCGACCGGGCGCGCGATGCCGGCCGGAACGACTGGACCGCCTCTGCCGGTGCACAGCGATGGGTGACGAACCTCATTGGCACCGGCATCGTGCCGCGCGCCAAGAAGATCACCGACAAGGAACTGAAAACGGCCGTCACCGAACTGTGGGACCGATGGGTCAAGCAGTCCGATGCCGATGGCGTGCTCAATTTCTACGGGCAGCAGGCGATGGTGACCCGCGCATGGATCGAGTCGGGCGAGGTGTTCGTGCGCCTGCGCTACCGGCGCAAGGGTTCGATGGAAGTGCCATTCCAAATCCAGGTGATCGAATCCGACTTCGTGCCTCAGTTTGATTCTGACTATTGGCCTG